ATCTTCTAACTCTTCTCTAGTAAATTTGTTTAAATCCATTGTTTGATTGAATCTAGATTCAAATTCTTTTAGTAATGATTCGGTTGTAAGTGGTTTTGTTAATTCTATGCTTTGCATATTGTTATTTAGCTATCAAGTACTAAAGGTTTGTTGGAATATTTCTTGTATCATACCCTTATATTCGTCGGCTAAATGGTGTGCATCTTCTAATCGTTGTATGTATGCTTCTTCCATTTCTGTATTTGTTTCTTTTTGGGCTTGTCTTATCATGCTTTTAGCACTTTGTATTTCAAACAATTTTGATGCAAAATGCGTGTCATAATTTATTACTAGGTCAGGTGGTTGTTTTTCTTCTGCTAGATGATGTGCAATTATAATTGCGGTTTGTTTTAGTGATATATCTTCATATAGTAGTTTTGCTTCAATCATATCTGCTATTACGTAGACATATCTTGTACCTGTATGCTTTTTGGGTACGATTGCTATGTTGCCTATAAGGATGCCTTTAGAGAACTGCTTGGGTAAGTGACGGAATGGTCTTTTTGCTTCTTCTTTACGTGCTAATTCCGCAAGTTTATTTTTGAGACCATAAGCCTCAATTTGTTTTACTAACTCGTGTTTATTTTTTAATGACATTTTGTACAAATTTAATACGTCTATTTAAAGCGTATTGTACACCAATGTCAAGTTTTTTTCTTACAAAGATACTTTTATCTCCTAGTATCTTTGCAATTTCTGCTTCTTCTGGTAATAGATCTGTGCTACGAAATGATTCTTTATCCTTATATTTGCTAACGAAGTCAATTTGAACGTTGGTAAGGAATACTCTTACGTGTGGTGCTATTTGTACAAACATTGTTTGTGAATAGGTTAATTCAATTTTATTAAAAGAACTACCATGGTTGAAAGTAATCCTGCTATAACTGTACCTGCCGCGGCTATAACTGTTTTGGAATTAGCTTTGTGACCTGTTTTTATATCGTCGCTAATTTTACCTAATCGGTGTTCAATAGCGGATAGTCTATCGTGTAGATTTCTGTATCTTTCACTGCACAAATCAACGTGTGCTTCTAAATTTTGTTTTTCTAACTCAGTTGGCATAAATTTTAATTCTCTCTTTAATTCGAATATATCTCTTTTTACCGCTAGGTACTCTGCCTGTGTCATGCCTGAACTGCCTATATTTGCCTGTGTTTGCCTTAATCATTACTATTTATTAATTTCTCCAGCATACGAAAAGTACGTATTTATTGTTCTAGAATCTTGTGCTATAAATGTTGCTGTTGGAAAAGTTGCAGTTTCCTTACAAAAATTTAGTATTGGTACTAAATGAAAGTCATCTAGTAGTTGTGCAGTTGGTTCTTGTGGTTTACCGTATACATCTGATTGTTCTGTGAAAAATGTAAAGTGCCATGATAGGTGTTTGCCTTCATAAGCAGAACCAAAGGCACTATTTCCTAATGTTTCGTTTATTTTTATAGGTGGTATCTCCCAAGTAATGTTACCTCTCATTTGAAGTAATTGTATCATTGTATTGAAGTTAGCATTTTGATATCGTGCAATGGCTAAAGTGTGTTTGTCATGAACAACTTCACCTCCAGATGTTTTAAAAGGAAATTCTTTTTTTAGGTTTCCGTTATCCGTAATATCTACCAGAGTATGTACTCTAAATTCATGCATTATATTGCCTTATTATAATATTCGTAATCTTTTTCTAAATATTCATTTAATTTTAGTTGTAACTCTGGTCGTCTTCTTATTTCATTTTTTAATGCAGGTCTTAATGCTTCTGCCATTTGATTAATGTACTTGACGTGTCGCCATCGAGGTTTAACGTATGGGAAATTTCCATACATTTTTAAATTATGTTCTTTGGCAAAGTCTTGCATTTTCTCATTAAGATCCGGACCAACTTTTATAAAGTGTTCTACTTTTGTTTGTTCAATTACTTCCCAAGGTGCTAATGTAAATCTATCAAAGTGTGGCCACCATTCCATAATCTTATCATTTGTCCACCATGCGTAATCTTCAAAACAACTTGCCCATTCTATTACACCTGTCCACCATCTATACTCTGGTTCTTGTAATAAAACAAATGCAGGTTTTTCATTTTCTTTTAGTTGTTCAGGAGTCATTCTTCTCATATTACCGTAGTCTTTTTTTAACCATTGTAATGTAGATTTACTTGCCGATCCGCAATTATGTAACCAACATAAATTTGATTCAGGAATATCATATACATAAGGAGTTTTATCTCTCATTTTGTTTTCAGGTGAGAGTATAATTGCTAGTGTATTTTCTATAGGTGTTGGCATGTTTATATTATAAATTATTTTGAATATTTAATCAATAAAAAAGGGCGAACCTAATTAAAGATCCGCCCTTTTTGGTAATTTACTTACTGTCAGTTTGTACTATTATGTTATAACTGCCGCAGTTAAGATACCGATGTCAGTTGCTGTAACTGTTGCAGAACTAATAGTTGCTGTAACGCTACCTGCACCGTTTAATGCTCTGATGTCCGTTTGTAACGTACCTGCAGATATTAACGTACCTAACGTGTCTGTTCTTACTGTGTAAGTTTTCTGTGTACCTGAATCAACCAACGGTCCTTCTGAAAGGATATTAACGTAACGTCCAATAACTGCTCTTGTCGCTTCTAAACCTGCTACTGCAGATCCAGATGACAAGTCAGCTGTTTCAGATGCCATCGTGTTGATAAAGTCAACAGTAAAAGTAGAAGATGCTACACCTTCTAGTTCCATGTTAGTACCGTGTACAAAGTTTCCTTTTGATACTGGCATTTTTTATCCTCCGATTATCCTTATTATGCTACAACCGCCGCAGTTAGAATTCCTAATTGCGTATGAGTTGCAGTAGTAGAACCATTTTGACCTGAAACTGCTCTAAGAGCTGTTTGTAAAGTCGCTAATGATCCACCGCTTGTTGTTTGAGTAAAAGTGAAAGACCCACCTGAACTTGCAGGAGCACCAACAAAATTGTCAGTTCCTTCAGTCATGTAAGTTTTTTCAGTATTACTGTTTACTAAAGAGCCAGCCGCTACAATGTTACCGTATATTGCGATACAGTTTTCTGCAGTGTTTTGGTCAGCCGCTTTAGCTGTTTGAGCGTTCATGGCGTCAACGAAGTCAACTGTAAAGAATTCTAGTTCTTTACCCATGCCGTCATATTTTGATGTTGCTGTGAAAGTAGTATTACCTTCTCCACCTGCAACACTTGATCCTGTATAAGCCATATTATTTTCCTCCTATAACCTATCTATTATGCCATTGCAGTAAGTTTACCCATGTCTCTGTCTGCCGCTGTTACGGAAGTCATAGTCAAAGTAATCTTATCTGGTGTTAAAGCATCAAGAGCTCTAAGAGCCGCTTGAATTGCCGCTACTGTTGTAGTCGAGCTTATTGTGTCTAAGTTGTCTCGTCTAACCATAAAAGTATGCTCATGTGCCGCAGTTATAACACCATTTCCTAAGATGTTTACTCCGTTGTTTGCAAAACATTCTCTGATCATATGAAGACCACCTGTTGCCGCTGATGCGTATGGATGAGTTACCTCTCCAGTTGCAGTAGCTAGTAAATCAACAGTGACAAAGTCAACTGCTACACCTTCGCCCTCGTGAGCTAAATTTGGTGAAACAAAGTTTCCGTGTCCGCCTGCTGGTATTGTGCTGTCGTATGCCATTTTTAATCCTCCTATATTCTCTGATTATTTGGCTTTAGTCACCGCTCAGGTGACTGTATGTTTTTATTTAGTAAACCAATTGGTAAATTTAGTAGTTATATTACTTTTTTGACCCATACTTCGTCAGATTTAACTCGTTTGACCATTTTATAGCCTCTTTTCTTTAAAAAGTTGCTACAATGATGAACAATTAAAGGTCGCTTCATTCTTTTCATTTCAATGTTTATAACTGGCTCAAATTTTGTAATTGTTTGTTTTGCACCTATTAAAACTTTATCTTCAAAACCATCAACGTCAATTTTAATAAAATCAACATTATCTAATTTAAAACTATCAAGTGTTCTGCATTGTACAGATCCTTCTTTCATACTTAATACTTGACCATCTTTACTTTGATGTGCTGTGTGTTCATTATTAGATAATCCATATGGATGTAGTGTTACATTATCTAACGGTATATTTTTTAAAAAGCATTCACGAAATAAAATATTGGGTTCAAAACAATGTATTGTTTTAAATTTGTTTAGTAAAGGTCGTGTCCAAAAACCAAATTGACTTCCTACATCTATATAGGTGTTCCATTTTTTTACATAACCAAGTGCAGTTTTTCTTTGTGGTTCTTGACCAGGTCCTGCATCTTTGAGAAAGGTAGGAAGAGATTGATGTTCTTTATACGACACCCAAAAACTATAATTTGTAGGATACATTAAGAGCTATTTAATTAGGTTTACTAGGAGTTATCTAATTTTAATTCTGTTTGTGCTACCACCGATAGTGAAACGTCAGTATTGTTTACACCAACAGTAGTACCCATATCTCTAATTGCTGTTTGAAGTGTTGCGGCTGTCCAACCTGGTCGTTCCATACTAATATCTATTCTACCAGATGCCGCATCATCGATACGTTGATAAAGTATTGTACCTCGTAATAGGATTGTTCTAATTAAATTGTGCATAGTTTCATCATATCCTAATTCTGTACGTATATCTAATACACTGCTGTCTGCTTCTACAAGTGTTATATGAAAGAACTTTACTTCAGCACCGGCATAGTTGTCGGTATTTCCTATTGCGTTAGTTACTTTAAAATTATTTGGTGTTGCCATATGCTATATTTACTCAACCATCTACAGCGAATCTCTGCAAACATTTTGGACAATCACAAGTGTCACACTTTTTACAATTTTTGCAGTCTTTATGACAGTGTGGATTGCAGGCACACCTATAACAATAAGTTCTATTTTTTGGCCTTCGTTTTTGCTCGGTCATGAATTGTTTGTACAAGTCTAACGTATGTATAACCACCTTTTACTATATCATCAATCATTTTAACTATAGGAGCGAAAGAAGCCATAATAGGAGCAGGAACTGCTCTACCTTGGCGGATCATATCAGCGGCAATTTTAGCACGTCTAACATTACTTGATCCAACTAGTAATCTGTACCCAGTTAGTTCATCTGGCGTTAATTCTTTTCCTGGTACTGTTCGTTCAGCATCTACTACATCATCTAATTCAAGATGTTGTTTGTCAGCAAATATTTGTGCTTGTTTTTGTAAGTCAGTTCCAGATAGTTTGGCTTTTAATGCCTGCAATAATCTTGTTGCAGTAAATTGTTTTCTTTTTGAATCTAAACTAGGATAGTCACTAATTGCTCTTCTTAAATTTTTATAATCCAAATTGTGAATACCTAGTGCTGATTCTAATTGTGTTAAAAATTCATAGTCTTTGCTAAAACTTCTAAGATATCTTCGTATTGCTAATACAGGTACATTTTGTCTTTGTCTTAGTGCCATAGCTTGGTTTTTATTTGCAAGTTTTTCAACTACACTTGGATCACCTGCCACTATTGCTAACATATTATGAAGGTCGTTTGCCGTGCCTCTTACTCTAGTAAATGAACCATATGTTAGGGTATTCGTTCCATATGATTTGACAAATCCTGCTGTTTGTTTAAAGTTTTTTAATAGTGATAGTGTAAGAAAACTAAGATATATACGTTCGGTAATTTCTTGAAATGTATATCGTCCAAGGTCGCTTTGTCGTCTTACTATTCTTGCTTCAGATACATACTGTAAAAATGGTGTTAACATACTCATATTTATAGGCTTATGCAACGCAACTTTATTCTAACTGATGTAATGAAGACTGGAGATCATCAATCTTACGAGCAGTTTATTGATACACATTCCATACCTAATCAGATATTTGAATACACAGGAGAGTATTATACTTTACACAATTACAATTTAGATTCTTATGATAGGAAATTTGCTTTAATTGATAGAACTATTGCTAATAATAGAGTATGTGCTAATTCAGAATATCAAGTAGAGTTATTAAAAAGAGTTAAGCTATTGCACAGTCAAGGGTTTAAATTTATAATGGCATCACCATGGGAATCACAAGAAAATATTAATGCTGGTAATATATATCCAAACGATATAGAAGGAATAACGTCATTTAAATGGACAGGTGGTGTTAGTTGGTTCTGGTGGTATATGTATGATAAGCATTTAAACAATAAGTTTAAATTTACACATGATCATTATAAAAAACATGACTTCTTATATTTGAATAAGCAACCAAGAGAACACAGAACAAACTTATATAATAAATTAATTGAAGGCAATGTATTATCAAATAGTGTATATTCATTTCTTGGATTAACTTCTCCAGTAAGAATTAGTAAAGAGTATGAGTTACCTTGGGTTGATGCTAATAATTATCCTGTGTATGGTATGGACCAAGACATAACAGAACAACCATATATTGATACAGGTTGTTCAATAGTTTCTGAAACTAATGATAATGATACAGATATTTTTATGACTGAGAAAATATGGAAACCTATTTTAGCCCAACACGTATTTGTAGTTCATGGCAATCATTTATATTTGCAAAAGTTAAGAGAGATAGGTTTTAAAACATTTGGTTCTTATTTTGATGAATCATATGATTTAGAAAATGATAAAGACAAAAAAATAAATGCTATTGTTTCTTTGTGTAAAGATTTAAAAACAAAAGATTGGGACGATATATATCGTCAGACAATTGCTTTGAGACAACACAATTATAATACATTTTTTAATAAAGAAAAGTTAAGAGAACAAATTAATAAAACTTTAATTAGCTTTTTGGAATTTTTTGATAGCAGTCAAGTTTCTTCTTGAGAATCCTAATCTATCTACAAGTTTAACAGCATTACCAGTCTTGTCAACAGCAACAAATCCTTCTGGATCAGTAACTTCTAATCCGCTATCTGTTTGTGCAAAAGAACCTATTGCCATTGCTTGATTCATTTTTTTAAGTATAAAGCCTTTCATTTGTTGTACTGCTTTATAAAATGTTAGCATCGCTTGTAAAGGCTTTTTGGTTCTGTTTAGAAATGCAGGCATATTTTTTATTTTGTCTTGTCTTAATGCTAATGCCTTTTGTGCTTTTAATCCTGCAATTTGTTGTTGCATTCTATCTAGATAAAACTTTTTGAAACCTTGCAAGAATTGATTTACATTGGTTGGTAGTTGTCCTTGCTTGACCATTGCATTGATGTACATTTGAAAGTAGCCAACAAAGTCATTGTTCTGTCCCAGTAAACTTGACAAGTCACGTGGTATATTATTAAGTAGTGTTTCTAATTTTTCAATACTGTTGTAAAATTGTGTTGTTTCGTCTGCTGTAAATTTAGCAGAGCCTGATACATCTTTATAAGTTGCATTATCAAAAAATACATCTGGTGATACTCCAAATGCTTCCACATCTGCACCTGCTGATGCATTCATGTCTGCAAGTGTTTCACCATTGTATGTTGTATGAAATATAATTCCAACTTTAGCGGCATTAATTTGTTTGCCTAGGTCTGAATCTTCCGGAACCGCGTATGTTATTTGGTTAGGTGTAAATGTTATATGTGGTTTGCCACTAATATTTTTTCTTGTTAAATCATCGTTAGTAAACAATAAGTCACCTTGTACAACACTTTGTATATCCAATTTTTGTAAGTGTACTAGACATTTTAATAACTTTTGTCCTAAATCATCTGTGCCATGATTGTTTGCTATATCTTTTTTAGTATAATTCACTTTGGCATTTTGAGCAAATGCTGATTTAGTTGCAACAAAGAACTTTCCTGTTTCAGGATGTGTACCACATACCACAGCAGGAGCACCGTCCCACTTAACTGATACTTGTACTGCTTCAGATGATGTGCCTTTAAGTGTTAGTAATAATCCTCGGAAATATTCTATTACTGCTTTACCACCTTCAAAGCCATCTGTGATAATAATATCTTCTATGTGTTCTAGGTGAGTCCTTTTAAATTCTAATAGGACATCTTCTATTAACATGGTTAGTCCTCTTTGTATTCACCGTCTTTAATTTTAAGAACGTTGTTTTTGATATCTTTATTTTCTTTGATACGAGCAACGCCTTTTGAAAACTTAGATGCGTCCATATTTTTTATTGCTGAATGAAATCGTTTTTCTAATTTATATGCAGTTTCTGGATCAAAATTTTCTTTAATATATGTCAAAAGTCGTATTGCCGAGTCTAAAATATGAGATGCACGGCTTTCAACAACATTTTCCTTGTCTTTAGCAAAGGATACATTGTTTAATTCTTCTAATATACTTCTTGTTTGTTTCTGCATAATGGTATTTAATCAATATTATAACAGAATTATAGTAAATGTCTATTGGAGTTTAACGTTTAATCCACTCTGCATATATTCTATTGCCAGAATCTTGCTTAATTTCGTGTAGTTTAAAGTTGTATTTGTTACACCATTCCTCGTTCTTTTTAAAACTCCAAGGATAGAATTGCACTTGTTCAACACCTTTCCATGGATGATCACCTGTACCTGGATTTTGTCTCCAATATATTCTATCACCTTTTTTAGTAACCAATGCTAACTTGGTGATTTGTTCTTCAACTTGTTCTTCTGTGCCAAAGTTTAAAGAACCTAATATCAAATAAACATTAAAGGGTTTGTGAGATACAAATTTCTCCCACGACACTACCTCGTCTGCTTTGTCGTTAGCAGGATCTATACCCCAAAGCCTATCTCCTAGTTTCTTTTTGAATAGATTGTATCCACAACCTATATCTAAAACTTCATCGTCTTTTTTAATTTTGTCTAATAATGCCCAACCAGAATATTTAAATTTACTATAATCAGGTTGCCAATTGTCTTTAAAATATTTTAATTCTGTTTCGTTCATGATTCTATATAAGATGTTTTGTGTGCTTCTTTATCAAATAATCCCTCACCAATATTATACCATTCCTTAATGTAAGGTGCATTGGTATTATATTTTAATAATGCTTTTACTTTTTTTGTATCTATAGGAAAGTTAAGTAATTTTGATATTGAATTACAATAGTCAATCCCATAAAGACAAAATAGTTCTTGTGATATAAAAAAAGGATTGTATTTTAATAAATGTTTAAAGTTTTTTATAGCAGTAGGCGTTGTATGTTTTGATCGTATTCTTGTTTGTTGTTTATACAATATGTTTTTGTCTCGACCTATAATACAAACTTGTATGTCAAATACTTTGCTGGCATACTCAATAAATTTTTTATAGTTAGGTATTGTAGGTTTCTTATTATAAAAATATGGACAACTAATACTTGTTATATAATATTTTTTATTTCTTTTTTCCCATTTAAGTAGTTCAGGACGTTTCCAGTATAAACTAAATGGTTCGTCATGATGTCCTTGCCATTCATTATGTTTCATATTCCAACCATAAACAGAGTTATGTGATGAGAATATTTTTGCAAATAAATGATTGCCTGAGCCTTGCGGTCCTGTTAGTATTAAGAGTTTTGGTTTTGTTTCCATTTGCTTATTGCTAATACTAACACAGCTGAACCAAAGATTGCAATAATTGTTCCTGAGAATGTGTATGGTAATGATTTAGCAAGTTTACCATATACGAACATTGGAACGCCAATAACAATAGCAGTACCCATTCCATAGAACATACCTTGTTCAGTTAGTAATTTAGGTTTAACAATAGCAATTAAACTTGGCAACCAAACTGCCGCTCTTAGTGTTGCAAAGAATAAAAAGATGTATAACAAAGTAATGCCAGGTATTTGAGTAATAGCAAAACCTGCTATTGCTAATGCTATCATACCAAACCTAGCATATGTAATAACTTCTTTGTCATTAACTTTTGTTTTATATTTGTTGTAGATATCATGTCCCATCATATTAGCAACGGAACTAAATTGTGAATCAAGTATTGCTACAAGTCCTGCGAATACTAAGAACACAAAGAATATACTTGCCCAAGCGGGTAAGAAGTTTGCAATTACAATCGCATTGGTTGTACCTACCATGTTGCCAGGTATCTCTAATCCTGTACCAGCCGCAACGTATCCAAGTAGTCCCATCATTACTGGAATGATACCAAATACAAATGCCGCAATAATAAATGATTTAAAAACAGATTGTCTGCGAATTGCAAATGCTCTTTGATAGAAACTGTTATCACCCCAAGGTCCACCTAAGTGTCCTAGGAATGCTGTGATGCCAAACGTAGCAAATACTACCCAGGCTCTGTCAGTGCCAATAATACTAGCACCGTCGCCTCTTATACCACCAAGTCCTGCAACCACAGTATCCCAGCCTCCTGCTACATATATTACAGCAGGTACTATTAATATTACTCCAGTCCATACAATTAGAATCTTGAACACTTCAGTTACCACTGTCGCTTTAAGTCCTGTTCTAAATGAATATG